TTCCGATTTGAACATTGACATCGGCGCATTTGTGGCTATACTAGCCTACATAACCGTGACTGATCTGTTCATCAACCACACCAACACATTTCGTACAAAAAGTACAAGGAGACACGCATGAGTTTCAAGGACATGAAGAATCGTTCCAAGTCGCCCACTTCGTATCAGTCCCTCGCGGCTGAGATGGAGAAACTGAACAAGCGTTCAGAGTCCTACAAGGATGACCGATTTTGGAAGCCCACACTTGACAAGGCATCGAATGGCTACGCGGTGATCCGCTTCCTTCCTGCGGTTGAAGGCGAGGATCTGCCGTGGGCACGGGTTTGGAATCACGGCTTCCGTGGCCCGGGTGGATGGTACATCGAAAACTCCCTGACCACCATCGGTCTAAAGGATCCTGTTTCCGAACTCAATTCGCAGTTGTGGAACAGCGGTAGCGATGAGGACAAGAAGTTGGCGCGTGATCGCAAGCGTCGGCTTTCGTATGTCAGCAACATTCTTGTTGTCAGTGATCCGAAGAATCCGGAGAACGAAGGCAGGGTGTTCCTGTTCCGATACGGCAAGAAGATTTTTGAGAAGATTCAGAGCGCAATGAATCCGGAGTATCAGGACGAGAAGCCTCTCAACCCGTTTGATTTTTGGGGTGGGGCAGATTTCAAACTGAAGATTCGTCAGGTGGACGGCTATGTGAACTACGAGCGTAGTGAGTTTGCTGAACCGTCTGCTCTTCTTGGTGGTGATGACTCTGCGCTTGAGGAACTGTGGAAGAAGCAGTACGCCCTCAAGGAGTTCACCGATCCCAAGAACTTCAAGTCGTATGACGAGTTGAAGGCACGGCTGCACGATGTTCTCGGTGGAGACATTCGGGCTTCCGTTAGCGAATCCGCTGCGAAGGGCGGTGCAGAAACCGCTTCTTTTGATGATGAGGACGAAACCCCTGCCCGCCCAGTGCGGAAGTCAGCGGTGGCTGACACTCCTGCTCCCAAGCAGAAGCCGAAGCAGGCTGTACAGTCCGATGACGACAACGAGGACGCTCTGTCGTACTTTGAGAAGTTGGCAAGCGAAGACTGAACCAATCCCAAAGCAGCACGGAAAGAGGCACACTTCGGTGTGCCTTTTTCTTTTTATAGAGATGCTCGTTCCGCTGCTTTTAGCGTGGGATCGTTGTTTCGAACTCCGGTGTTTCCGCTGTTGTTGTTTATTGTGGTACTGCTGTTGTTCGTGGTTGGAGCCACAACAGTGTTTACACCGACCGGAGAGGGAGGGCCCATAGTTTCTGCTGCAAGAGCGTCTTGACTTTGCTCAAGCATATTCAGGGTTTGTTGAGTAATGTTCTTTTCGCCAGCGGGAACAACTTCTCCTTTTACCGAACCGTCTGCTGGAGAAATTGGCGCAGAGAGATCCTGTGCAGTGGGATCAATAGACAGGATTCGTTCACGAATGGCTTTAGTGTCTTCACCCGGTCCGTATTTTTGCTCGTAATCTGCAAGTGCTGATAGTGCTTCAGTTCCCGTGATTTTTTTGTCTGACACCAGTTTAGGCAACATTCTCGGATCTTGCGACACGCGCTGAATGTATTCCGGTGTGCTTGTCTGTCGCGCTTGTTCCTCTGCAATTTTTCTGCCTTGCTCTTCTCTTTCAGCATCTCGCATAGCATCACCAAAAGTCCAAGTGTCAGCCTCAAACATTCGATCCGACAGATCGGTTCCGAACATCTCGTCTATACCCTTGTTGATGAGCCAAGCAGCACCAAGACCGATTGCAGTTCCTGCTCCTGCCGCTGCAACCCACGGTGCCGCTACCATCGCTGCTCCACCAACCGCAGTGGCGGCACTGGCAACAGCACCTCCAATCGTCATAGCAAGACTGCCGATTGCTGCCCCGAGTGAGGCAAGTATCGGAGTCAGTGTGCTGGTGATGGTAGACATCAGTGCAGTGCCTAGCCCTTCCATGCCAAGGAATTTCAAGATGGAAGACACCATACCTCCACCCTCTCCTTCTGCGGCAGGAGCGGCACCTCCTGATTTGCTTTTACCCGACAACAGTTTTCTCAAAAACGACTGTTTTCTGTTTTCTTCTTCTCTGGCACTCTCTTCTTTTTCTAGTTCTTCTTTTGCCGGATCATACCGTTCAAACATCAGATCGCGTATTTCTTTTATATTGAGCAGTATAGCCTTTAGAGTAACAACCGCGTCTTTGTTGAACCCTCTTCCGCCAACGGCTCCTAGTTGTGATACGGGAGTTCCACCGGGTATTGGTGGCTCTGTTCCGGTCATATCGGCGGAACTTGGGCTTGACCCTATTTCAATACCGCCTCCTCTTCCGTACAGCGATGTTCTCCCCGCTTTGGAGATTTCTTCTGTCAGGGTTGCTAGTGCTTCTGCTTCTTCTTCTTTTCTTTCTCGCCGCCGTTGTAGTGATCGACTAAGCATACCACCCACAAGAGGTATTTTTGCTGCCATCTTTTCGGGCAGCATTTTCATGTAGTCGCTTATCTTTTCTTTGGCAGCAGCCTTGATGCCTGTTTCTTTAGACAGAGGCTTCTCTATCTTCTCAATCATATCAATGAGTGCCCGAGCCACCTCTGCCTGCTTGCCTCCACCCGCAAATACATTTTGTGCTACTTTTTTGTAGGTCTGTAGCCTCTGTAGAATTTTTCGTTTTTGCTCAACGGTTTTTGCAGTTGCTGCTTCTTCACTAAGTCGCACCACCGCATCAAATATCTCATATGCAGCAGATTGATCCACCGTTTTCTCTAGTTTTTCTCCGAATATTTCTTTGTTTTGCCGAACTATGTCCTCAGCAGTCTTCCGCAAACCATCAAGTAGAGCGTCTTGAATTTCAGAACGATCAACCCCGAGATCCCCTGCTGTCTGCATCAGGGCTTTTCTAAAACCGGAAACTTCTTGTTTTACTTGTTCTACGGTTTCAGCAGGAGATTCTACGATTACAACAGCGGCAGGTGCAGGTGCTGTACTAGCGGCGGGTTGGCTTGGTGCGGTTTTAGTTCTTAAAAATTGACCAGTGACGGGATCAAAGGGCGCACCCCGCCTTCCTCTTCCTGGCCCCCTTTTCTTTCTCTTTGCCATTTACGCCCTTTTTCTATTTTTTGCCTTTTCCCGCTCTTCTTTCAAATGAGATATAAGCAGATTTATGTAGACTTCTCGTTCCCAAGGTATCAGATTCTCTATTTCAGAGAGCGAGTACTTGTGGTGCTGCAACAGTGAAAAGTTAGTCCTGTAGAATGCTGACAGATCAGTGTGTGTCAGCATCAGAGAAAAAAATCAGTCAAATTCTCCATTGCTACATTCATTTTGTTTTTGCAGTTCGGGCATGTGAATGCGAACTCGTATTTCACCGATGGGGCTGTGTCCAAGAAATCCGTGATCTGCTTGAATTGGTCGGGAAGCAGATTTTCCACAAACAGGTTTATATCGTCTTCCGTAATGCTTCCGCGATCATATATCTCTTCTTTGTAGATCACCTTGTCGATACACGAATACGCCATCTCAAAAATCATAGTGGTTTCGTCTTTGGAAACATCTAGATCGTGAATGGTTGGATATCTCATAACCAAAGTGATATCGTCATTGATCTTGATGTTTGGATTTTTTTCGTCTTTTATTACCTGTGTCTGTATTTTGTCAATGTTGATACGCACAGGGGTTTTCCCCTGACATGAAGTGCATTTGATCGTGGGTTTGATTTCTTCTCCCACAGATTTTCCGCGAATCTGCAACATAGCGTAGTTTGCATCGGACGCTGATATTTTTTTGGTGTCCAGTTTATTGTCCGTACATGACAGTATCATGTTTCTCACGGCTTCAATCACTTGGTTTGGATTGCCGCTCTGTAGAGCAATAAGGAGAACCTTTTCTTCCTTCACCAAAAACGGACGATACTTCACCACGGTTTTGCTGACGGGAAGAGTCATGGTGTAGTACGGTACTGTAGACGGAGCAAGTTTCAATTTTTCCATGTGTATTCCTTTAGTAATTACGAAATTGCACTTTATCTAGGTGTCGGACGGAAAATGTTGCCGATACCTGTGAACAGGTTGTTTGCGCCCTCTCGCACCCCACCAAAGAAAGATGCTATCCCTAGCCCGTTCCCGTTGTTCTTGGGAATGTTGCTCGGATTGGGTACATCTCCTCCGTTGAATTCGGGGAACTGACGGACAAAGTATTGCGAGGTGAATTTCCGGAATCCTAGGGTCACTTCTTGTGTCAGAAATTCATTTTCACGATCATTGGCAAGCGTCAAATCGCCAATGATTTTGGGATATACTTCTTCAACCAATGACACATATGCCACCTGATCGCTTCTGTCCAAAACATGAATTGCAAGTGTTCCGATGTAATCATCGTAGTAGCCTATTTTGTAGTCACCGTTGCTGACCACGCTACCCATCCATTTTTCAAAGAAGCCGCGCTCACTCATGTCACGGGACAGAATATAGTTCAATGTAATTTCACCACCGTAAAGCACCTCATACGGCATTTGCCTAGCAGGACCGTAGATTCTGTATCCTGTGGTGGAGATATTTCTTCCGGGTACAGTAACAGCCATGCAGCGGATCATCATGTTTGGCATGTTTGGTGCTTCGCTTGCCATAGTTTTCGGCAACTGAAATTCTGCCACATACCGATTGGATGTGAGAAAACCGTTATCCAGAATGTTGGAAACGATGTTCTCTACTTTTGATGTGCCTTGGAATTGGGTCATGGGTTGTTCTCCGATCTTATTGCGGAGTAATAGGAGTTTCTGCGAACATCTGCTTTTCTGCCTTTTGCAAATAGAGCAAGGTCTGCATCAACCAAAACACTCCAGAATTCAGACGGTATCTGTATCGGGAGCCGCCGGAACCCACTTCTTACATATCTGCGATAGCAGGGGCGGAAGAACTTGAATTTTCTTGATCCGTTTAGTCTTGCGTATGATGTTCCCAGTCGGGTCAAAGACTTGTCGCCGCTGATTCGTTTAGGCAGGAAATTCTCAATAGCAGCGAACAACTGTTTTCTCCATCGACTGGACAAGAAATGAATGTTTATGCCTTCAAATCCATCCTTATGAACATCGGTTATGATTACAAGAGGAAACATGTCATATGGGGAATCTGATCCAACAAAGCGTTGGTCTTGGGGTTTATATTTGAAAAACACCATCTGACCGGGAAGAAACGCTTTTGGTATTCGCAGAACCTGCTCTTTTGACAGGTACTTAAGCAACTCAATGTACGACTGATTTGTGCCACCCAGTGAGGTGGTTGTTTCTTCTAGCAGCATTTTCAGTTCTGCTGCTTTTTGATGTGGATTAGGTACTGTCATTTTTTGTTTTTGAACAGGTCATCCTCGGTCAGAACCTTAAATTCCCATCCTCTGGATTCTGCGGCAGTTTTTGCGGCTTTCCATTTTGCGGTGTTGGTGATCCATGTTTGCATTTCGTACAGGTAGTTTTTGCTTTGCCGCTTTGGTTTTTTAGGTTGAGCGCACTGTTTTTTGGGTTTTACCTCAATAAGCATCGTTTTTACGCCACCGTCTGTGGTACGCATTTCTACGATGAAATCCACGAAATACCTGTGCGGTTTTCTGTCTAGCGGGCTGATATACGGTATTACCACCTCTTCTGATCCCCAGCGAACAACGCTTTCGCTTAGGTCACAGAATTTCATAAACCTACGCTCCCACATGGAACGGTATACAATCTGGGTTGGATTTCCCATGTACTTGGACGGATTGGTGGGAGAAAAATATCCTTTGTAGGGCATCATACATATGTAGAATAGTCACCCGAGGGAATACTTCAAATGGCATTACCACCCATCGTAAAAGGCTCTACCCGTAGCCTAATAGGAACCCCTGAACAGCAGGATGCTAATTACTGTTGGGCAACAAATGCCCCGCAGACAGGTGCTATAGTTGCACGGGAACTTGCTGCTGCAAAAGGAGGGGAGGATCCAAATGTAAACAAGTTGGAGTCGTACTCTCCGACTACCCGTGGATCAAAAGAAAAGCCCCCCATAATGCGATATCCGGCGGATATAGGAAGCCCACGCAGTGAAATGCCGCATGTGATGCAGTTCAAGATTTATTGGAGATGGGAAAACCCTGAATTTTCGAAACAGGCACAACAACTCAAGGCAGAGTCGGAAAGCACTCTCAAAGAACTTGAAGACGCTTCTACTCTTGTTGAAGACGGAAACTTTACACTAGACGGCGTGTATTCGTTTGGTGGACTTGTTCCCACATCTCAGGTCGGGAACGCTATGGGCATGCTTCTTGATCCAAACTATGTGAGTCCACAAGATCCGTCGAACAACAAAAATTTAGAAGAACTTCTCAACAATCCAGAAACCCGCGAAGAGGGTCGGCGGATCATGGAGAGAAATCTGCGAAACGCAAATGATCGCGTCAACAGTATCGGCTCAGAATTCGGAACCAATATGTGGGGCGAAACCAATTTTGGTGCAACCGACATTACGCAAGATAGCACGGTGTTGAGCAACCGATTCAATAGACTGGTGAATCAAGCCACTCCACAAGGTCTTCAGAATGCTCTCAGCAGCATTGGTCTTAAGCAACGCGACCCGCAGTACGATCAGATGGTTTCCATCTATCTTCCCATTTGCACACGGATCAACGGAGAAGACGCTTTTTCGTATACAGATTTTGATATGAAAAAGGCTGCTGGTGCGGTGGCAGCGATGGCTAGCCTAGGTGCTTCTGAAGGTTTGGGTGATTTTGTTGGAAAAATCGGAGAACTATCAAAGCAGGGAGCGGTTGCCTACGCCACTTCTCTAGCAAAAGATAGCGCGTTGGCAGGAGTTATTCCTGCTGTAACCGGGTTGGTGTTGAATCCTCGCGTGGAAAAGATGTTTCAGCAAAAGGATATACGCCAGTTTACATTTGCATGGGACTTTTACCCACGCAACGAAGAGGAAGTCAAGAACATCAAGAATATAATAGACACCTTCCGATATCATTCTCATCCCGCTCGTTCAAGCGGAGATGTTTCGCAGGGGCAGTTGTCAACAGATCCACAAATCATGTTGAGGGTTCCGGCGGAATTCACGGTCAAATTTCTATCGTCTTCAAGCAATGGAGCAGGAACAGGATTCGTTGAGAATGAATACATCCCCAAAATCTCTAGGTGTGTCATAACAAATATTACAGTTGACTACACACCAAACGGAGTTTTTTCTACGCTCAAAGACAATTCTCCGGTGGCGTACAGTCTATCCATAACCATGTCCGAGGTTGCTCAACTTACCCGCGAGGATGTGGAGGCTGGCTTCTGATGTTCTTCAAAGAATTTCCCGTAGTTCCGTATCCGTTTTACCTTGCAGACAAAAGGCAATATGCACTGGCTCGTAATGTAATTCGTCGTGTTGCTCTTTCCGAACGCATAAACAATCAGGTCGCTTTCACATTCTACGATATCAAGGACGGAGAACGACCGGAACACATTGCCAATCGACTTTACGGAAATGCCAATTACCATTGGTTGGTTCTGTTGGCTAACGACATCGTGGATCCGTATTACGGTTGGTATATGTCACAAGCAACCCTAGAGCAGTACATTCAACAGAAGTATTCCGGATTAGTGCTGTACTTCACGGACAGCACGGGTGGATTCACCTCTAACTCCGATTTCTTTTCCGGCTGTACACTGGAGCAGAACGGAAAATCAGAGTCAATCAAGAATTACAGAGACACATTCTGCGAATTTGCAGTCGAAGCCCCGGTGTTTGGTGTGGGAACAGCAGTGGTTCATCGACCAAGCGGAGCAACTAGTTCGGTGTACATTCAGAAAACACTTCCTTACTACCAAGGCGTTCATCATTTTCAGATAGAACGACCGACAGACGGAACGACAGGCGCAAGCGGAGCGCAACAATATCCTGTTGTGGATCCCATTTCTCGACAGACATCCGACTACGAAGAATATACACCCGTGTTGGGAACATACTATCCGCCGCTTGGGATAGACGGTGTTACAGGAGCAATCGTTCAGTTTTGGGAAACATACATCGGCAAGTTTATAGGTGTTTCTGGTGAAGAAATAAATCAGTATTCTGTCAGTAATTACAAGTACGAGCAAGACAAAAACGAATCAAAAAGAACGATACGATTACTCAATCCTGCTTTCTTGAAGCAGGCAATGAAAGAACTCAAGGCAGCAATGGGAGTAGCATAAATGCCTGATATGCATGGAAGTGACATCACAAAGGCAGGAGATTACAAGATCAGTAAAATGGTCTTGAATTCTGGCATAAACGAGAACTATGTTGATATTCGTGGGTTGTATACCAATTTGGAAATCTTTGAGGACATGTTCTCACCTTACATGACTGCTAAACTGTACATGGTTGATTCGGTAAATCTCACAGAGCAGTTGCCTATTCGCGGTCAAGAGACACTAGACTTGGAATTCGTTACGGATTTTCAAGACATGGAACCCGTAAAAAAGACATTCCGTGTGTACAAGGTGGACAGCCAGATAATAGACGACAACGGAAGAGGACAGCAGTATGTGCTACATCTGGTCAGTGAAGGTGGATTCTTCAACTACACAGAGCGTTGCGGGTATTCTGTGAAGGGCAAAGTATCCGAGATGGTTCGTGCTGTTTTCAAAAAACACTTTCCCGAGTACATTTGGCAAAAAACCCTAGAAGTCGAAGACACATCGGACAATTTCTCGTTTGTTCTTCCCAAAGCGTATACACCGTTCAAGTCTTTGACATGGCTTTCCCGCAAAGCAATACTAGGAACCGAATCAGACTATTCGCCGTTCTTTTTCTATGAAACATTCGATGGGTATAAGTTCAAGAGCCTTTCCAAGACAATTGATGATGGAGAAAAATCAAAGAGCAAGTATTACTTTGTTAAAAGCAATGTGAATCGTGATTTTGAGGGAAACGAGGGATCCGGAATAGATGTGACTGGGGATTCCAAACTTCCGAGCATGTATCACCGTATTCAGTCTTTGAAAGAGGACTCCCGATTCGACATGATCGAAAACATAGGTTCCGGAATCATGGGATCGCAGATGACGGTATATGATTTGATTCGAAAAGAAAAGCGCGAGTACACCTTCAAAGAAGAAGACATCTTTGAAAAAATCAAGAAGTTGGGATCCAACCCACACTATATGAAAAACGGTTCAAGAGAGAGCAATGAGTTCTTTGAGAAAAGCAATTCTGCTTACTTTTTCTTTCCGTACACCCCATATACCGTATACACAGAACAAAATCAGATCGTTGACAACTCTCGGTTCGAAGAGTATTTTCTGAACCGTAAGTACATGGTGAATACCATGATGACTCAAAAGGTTGTTGTGGAAATCTACGGAGACAGCAGCAAAAGGGTCGGTCAGTTGATTGATTTATTTGTTCCAAAGATTGCTGCGGATGGGCATCTTCTAGAGGAACCGCAAGACAAAAATCTCAGCGGAGAGTACATGATTACATCTATTTGCCATAGGTTCGGAAAGAAGTACGGATGTAGAATGGAACTCTCTCGCAATTGCAGGGGAATATAAGATGAAAGGATTCACGGGAAGAGATGGCTTTTATTGGTGGCACGGTGTCGTAGAAGACATCAGCGA